TATATCTCCTTGATCACCAATGTAAGTAAGACCGCCTGTGATTGGTGTTCCTTCAATAGTGGTATCATTAAAATCTGAAAATCCTTTAAGACCAAGCCCTGATATATCCACTACAACATTATCTCCAACTGTAGTGGTAAGACCTCCTTGGGTAGCACCCATTAACATATCTGTTGTGATTGTTTTAGGAGTTAACTTTTCTCCATCCCACATCATAACTTTTTCTCTGTCAGTGCCATATTTTACATTTGTTTCACCACCAGTAAATTCTATGTTGTCTATAAAATCCCTAATGATCGATGGAGATTCTTTTGAAGTTTCTATTTCTTGAATCTCTATTTCTTCTGTGTTTGCACTCGTATTAGAAAAAATACGATCCATTTCTTCTTCTACTATTGAAGAACTTTCTTCATCTTCAAATTCATCAAACGTACCACCTTTATTCATACCTTTCTTTTTTAACTCATCCACATATGCTTGAGTAATATTTTGTGAAGGTAAGCCTCTTCCTGATGTCTCAACGCCTCTATTAAATTCATCTTGAAGTCTTATTGCTTCTTTAAGTTTTTCTGGATCTTTTTTTAACTCTTCTAAAGCATCTCTGTCGCGTTTTTTTGTTAAATCTAATTTAAAATTTTCAATAGGTGCCTGTCCTCTTTTAGCCGCCATTCCATAAAAGCCTCTACTGAATGGCGTTTTTTTTGAAGGGTCAGCCACACTCCTAAGATCATATTTTATTTTTTGCGTGTTCATAAGGTCAGGAAACGCATCTTCAACTTGAATGCTTTTAAAAGAGCCTGGCAGGCTTCGACCTTCTAAGATTTGAGGATACCCTTCGTGGATAGATTTATTGAAATAAGTATTATCGTTTACCTTAAAACCATAATTTCCTATTGTTCCACCTTGATCACCAATAATCGATGCTGTTAATCCTGGCTCAGTGTTTCTTGCAATAATCTCATCAACGTCTACAATAGCTGATTTTTTACCGCCCATAGGCACTGCAGGAGGTAATATACCTTGATCTATTAGTTCTTTTACTTTTGGTTCTAATTCAACAGTATTACCTGCTGCCATTTGTCCTATATTTTTACGTTGGACAAAAGTTCCCGTTTCTTCAATTAAATCCCAGAGTTGTGGATCTCTAACATCAGCCCCGTCAGGAAAACCTAATAACTTTAAATTATGATTCATTTTTGCTGCTTGCTCTTTAGGAAGTTTTCCATCAATTACAGCTTTTTTAAAGGCTACTAATATGTCATCAAACACCACAGGGTTACTTAAAAGTTGAATATCAGTACCCAATAATGTTGTCCAAATTACATTGGTTCCTAATGATTCTTCTCTTAAATTTCTATTAATTATTGAATTTGCGACTCCTGGTGTAAACACGCCCCAAACAGGATGTTGAGTAGGATTTTCTAATATTTCCAATGCCTCTTTGGGTTTAATTGTTCCTAATTTTGTAATTTTTAAACCAACCTCATCTGCCATTTTAGAAAGCTCCGCACCGATCTTACTAAATCCAGGACCTCCTCCAATACTTGTAGCACTTCTATCAGATTCAGTGGCTATCAACTTAACTTTTTCTCCACCTTTTAAATCAACATTGTCTTCTAAAAATTTAGATAAAGGTACTGATTCTGTGTCGTCTATTTTTTTAGCTGCTCTACGATTTGCTTCATCTCTTGCTTCTTTTGTAAACCCTCCATCTGCATCTATCCAACGATTTCGTAATGCCTGAACTTCTTCACTTACCGTATCACTTACCGTATCACTTACCGTATCGCTTGCCGTTACCTTTACATCTTTACTTTTAGGAGTAGCAGGAACTTTAGGTGCAACATCCCCACTTCCTACACCTTTAATAATTTCTTCGGCCCGATTCTCTACAATATTTGGATCATATTTTTTTAACGCTTGTCGAATTGGTCTTGTTATACCTTTTAATAGTGGCCCACCCATTGGAACATATTCACTCCCACCCAAAAGTGCAGCTGTACCAAGAGCAGCAGCTGGTAAATATTGTTGTTGTAGCATTAACTTCAATGCATCAGATGCATTACTTCCTATTTCTCTTGGATCAGTGGGAACAATTAAATCATAACCAACTGCTAGTGCATCTAAACTATCTATCCGACCATCGTTATTGTAATCGGCAAGGTTTGATGTCTCTTTGGTAACTGCTCGTTGAAAATCTCTTTCATCCATACCCAGATCAAGCTCAACTTCTCCACCTTCAGCCCACTTGACTTTGTTTGCCCAATACGCGGCGGATGTCGGACCCTTGGCAATGTTCTTTCCATGCCTAGCCTTGAATGACTTCCGTCTGTTCTTCTGGGTTTGTGACTCACCATCTTTAGGTTTGCCAGCAGTCTTAACACCCTGTTGTCCAAAACGAATAAGTTTTTCAGTTCCACCGTCATTAACTTTGACAACATGGGATTTGGTCTTGTGGTCAGGCGTGCGTCTTGGCGTATTAAGTTTGAGACTTTCTTTTAAAGATGGCGTGCTCATTAATCTACCAGACTTCTATCAGTTTGCCCAAGATTTCCATAAGTTCCAGACAATGCAGTCGAACCATCATCTCCAGGACCACCAGGACCAAAACCTAAAGCCTCGTTAATTGCATATTTAAATTTTGTTACAGCATCCGTAGATTCTGGCATCTTGCTATAATTATTAAGAGCTTTTCCACCAAACATTGCTAGTCCTAGTAATCCTATTGGCGGTACTCCTGTGAAAGAATCCATCACATTACCTACAGTGAGAGCCTGATTAAATGTTCCAGTTTCTGGATTACCGCCCGTACCATCCATATTCAAAGACGATCCTCTGCTTTCCATAAAATCCAAAATGTCTCTCACCTGTTTGTCAGCGTAACTGTCACCTTCACCCGTAACACCTAGAATACCATACGCTCTTGCCAATTCACCCACACCACCAAGATCATCTAACATAGACGGCCCACCCATGTTGTTGCTTGGAGCAAATACATTACGCAAGAACCTAGACATATCTTGACCTGCCATGTCTTCGTTCATACCACCGCCTGCACCACTACCAAGCAAGTTGGTCTTGAAGTTTTGCCCTATGTCACCATACACATTACTCAATGCAATCGGCGTATCTATCTCCTCGTTAAAAATATAAGTGGGCCTAGACATATCTGCATTTTGACCCTCGTAATTTCTGTCTTCGACATTTGTCAGTATTTTGGCAATGTTCATCAAGTCAGAATTAACATTCGGTAACTCCATATTGAAACCGTATCTGTTATCTTGTATCCCAAAATCTGGAGTGAATGGCGTGCCATGATAATGCTGTCTCGCAAAGTTGTCCTCAAACTCTGACGTTGGCATATATGAATTTCCAAACCTGTTCTGATAGTCAGTAGTTGCCTGTGCAAGTACATCAGGATTAGCTATCAAGTATTGTCTCTCAGGACTTTGAACAGCAAAGTCTTCTACTCTCGCCTGAAAATCTGCTCCTGGTGCCACGCCCTGTGACCTTACAGCCGCTGCAGCTTGATTCAACAGTTCTGGGTTAGCTTGTAAAGTTTGTAATGGTGCGCTGAGTTGAGTGTTAGCCCTCATGTTCGCTAACGATGTCGCTTGCTGATCGGCATACTGTTTGAACAAATCCATATTGACTTGACCCGTGTTGGGATCTAGTGCTATCGCTTCTTCATAGGTAATAGCCATACTAACTCCTACACGGCATATGGATTAATGCGAGGCTTGTCTAACTTGCGAGGCTCATCAATATCCATAGCTTGTGGCAACTCAAACCAATGATCATTTTTCAGATATATCATAGCTTGGGTGAACGTGTCTACATAGTCATCATGTGGTGCCACAGGAAACTTCGTCAACTCAGTTACAAAATCCCTAGCCCAACTGACTTTATGACCTCTGTTTTTTTTGCTCTCAGGTATCCACACCATACCCAATTCCAATATCGGAGCTGCTTGATGGGCCCGACTAATCTTGTCGGCATTGCCAGGATTGTATGCAACCGCTGGTACTTTGGCTAATCGCAGATCTTGTAACAACGACTGACCACTTGCCTTGGCCTCAACCAATACACGGTCTGGTCTTCGCGCTCGACTGTACGGACTTTCGTTAGTCATCCCACCGTACTCAGTATTCCAATCCTTAATACACTTCGATCTTAAATCTGGATAGCTAAGATGCTCTGCCCATGCGTCAATTAACATCGCTCCTCTTTGACCCTCGTGGGTAAAGATTGCCCAGACAGTACACGCTGTCGGGTCACCCGTTGTCTTTTCCGTAAAGGCACAGTCATAACTTTGTAAAATATATTCAAACGGTGGTAGCCCTTCATCAGCAGGCCATAACTCCAAGAACTTGGTCTTTAATATCCCACCCTCACTAGGTGTCGGGTCTTGTTGCAATTGACCTGCCGTGCCATACGTTCCCAACAATTGTTTCAACTCTGTGATTTCTTTATCACCAAATCGCTCTGGGCAAATCAACTCACCCTTTTTCTTTCGTGGGTCATACACACCAAGTGTAGATTTCCTCTCCACACCATCCCATTCCGCTGGTATCATCAGATGTTCCCACCCACCAATGTCTTCTAGGATGTGACCTGATATGTCACGGTCATGTAGTCGTTGCATAATCGTGACCATTGCGTCATTGCGTGGATCGTTCAGTCGGGTGGACCACACCATGTCAAACCAATCCAATGCACTCTCTCGCATCGTATCGGATTGAGCTTCTTGTGCCGAATGTGGATCGTCAAGTATAAGCCTAGATCCACCCTCACCCGTTGCCGTTCCACCAACTGACGTTGCTAGACGATAGCCCGTCTGGTCATTCTCAAATCTTTGCTTGGCGTTCTGATCACCAGACAGTTTGAAAATGTCACCCCATCGCTCTTGATACCACGGAGATTGGATCAGTCTTCTGGCTTTTAGGTTGTCTCGTATTGATAGGTTGCCTGAGTAAGACGCACATAGAAATTTTTGCTCTGGCTGACTGAGCCATTCCCACATGGGCCACATCACAGATACTATCGTACTCTTACTGTGCCGTGGTGGGATGTTGATCAGTAGCTTTCTAATGTCACCATCAGTCACGGCCTGTAGGTGCTCACAGATTTCTTCTATGTGCCATGAGGGTATGAACTTTACTCCTGGCTCAACTACGGGCCATGACTGTTTGACAAACTCATATAACGATGCTGAAGCGGCTCGCCGATCACGCTCAGTCCTAATCAAATCACGCAACACAATTGGACTAGTGGTCTGAATGTTTTCGGCTAGGCTCACCCATTACTCCCTTGTTGATATCTCGACAAGACCTGTCTCGCCTGCTGTGAAGATGATACTCTTCGCTTCGCTCTGTCCTTTTTTTACTTGATCTGGAGTAAGACTACAAGCAATGTCTTTTGCTATGACTAAACACTTGTCGCACTTCTCTGTTGTCGGTGCCTGAACAGCCAAGACCAATGCTGTAACAAACGCTTGATAATTATTGGTGATCGGTTCCATTATACGCTCCTACTCAATTGGTTAAACGCAACTGTAAGGATCTTGGTCTTGTTACCCATCGTGTCGCACACATAGGTCCACTTCCTACTGACCTTGGCCCAGACTGTTCGGTAACCTGAACCTACACGGGGCATCTCGTCTTGAAGTCTCAGGGTCATCTTGGTAGCACCCTTCATCGACTTAGGCGGCTTCTTGCTGAAGGGATGCTTTGGCATTTTGAATTTCATGTCCGTTCTCCGTTATCGTATAAAAGAAATTTTATCGAGCGTGCCATTGTCTCTAACTTTACGAATACTGGCAGAGCTATTGCCCATGCGCTCTACCCATGCGTTGGCTAGATTATGTGCGTGATCGTAGCTGTCAGCGTCTAGCTCTACAAAACGATCAGCTACTCCCATGTCTCCATGTATTTCCACATGAACTACATATTTGAAGCCCTCGCCAGCTGCCTCATATTGAGACTTACGGGCAATTCTTCCGTTGATCGCCACCTCAGAAGAAACTAAAAAATCTATTGAATAACTCATATCACCCTCCGTTATTAAGTTATACACTCTTATACCACCCTAATAATATTAGGTCAACTCTTTTTTCCTACAGTTGAAGACGACCATTACCTCTATCGCCTATTGTAGCAGGCATAACCTTAGACCTATAGCCATCGGCCTCGATCTTAACGAGCGACCACCAGCCCTCAAAATGTGGCTCGTGCAACCAAAATGGTTTCTTTACCCAAGTCACCTTCAGGCCCACCACTTTAGGGTGGGCCTTTTTGATAATCTTTTTGATAGTGGGTAAGCTAGGCTTCATATTATCCTCACTCTCTTGTTTACTATAAACTGTGCATTCATTTCTGCCCAACGGATCGCTTGATCACGATCAGAGAACCTTCTCATTAATGGGCGGTCAGATGATCCTATCTTAGAAATCTCTACTCCATAATCACCTGTCTCGATGTCGCGCACGATGGTCACTTCATCTTTAGGTGTGTTAATGGATTTGAATGTTAAAAAATCTGAAGTTCCAAAAATCATTTCTGAGCCTATGTTTTCCATGTCGTTCTCCGTTATTTCGTTATAACTATTTATACTACCCTACTCATATTAGGTCAACTATTATTTTGAATTATCTTCAATTTTTTTCATAAGCGTTTCCATCTCGATTAGCTCTTGATCACTCAGGTTACGCAGATCAACAGCGGCCAGCTGGATCGGACCACCACCCTTGCCCGTGTGTTCGTTCGTAACTTTCGTGTGGTCTCCGTAAACTTTAGGAAGCATTTTTGCCAACATCCATTTTCTCGTATCCACACGGAGTCGGTTCCTAGCAATCGCCTCGTTGCTCAGACGTTCCCTCGTTCCGTCCTCTGCTGTTGTGTAGTTCTCGTCAGCTATCGCCACTAGCTCATCGGCTAGCAGGAGGTAGCCTGCCTCGCGCGCCTGCGCGTACTGAGTGGCTAACTCAGTAGCCTC